CAGTTCCACCATCTCCTGCGTCAGCGTCTTCCTTGCTTCCTCGCTCAGAATGTTCTTCGCCTCCGGATTTATCATCGCGAACTCCCTCGTCAGCCTTCTCTGATTTATCAGATACCTCTGTTGAATCCTTCCGCTTTTTCGCGCCCTTCGAGTCAGAATCATCTCCTGAATCGCCATCCTTACTTGAATTAGGTGCATTTTTCGACTCACCTTTGTCGGCATCGTCTTTTTCTGCCCCAGAATCGGTATCCCCTGCTCCGTTTTTCGTATCGTCTTTAGCTCGAACATTAGCGGTTTTAGGTCGTCCTTTAGGTTTTTCAGTGGGAGCGGGACTTTTGATGCCAAGATCGTCATACATCGCTTGAATATCGTCGGTCGTTGGTTGTTCAAATGCTCCTTCGGGCGCTCCTGCTGCGCCTGCCTCGATTGATGTTGGGTTTTCATTTTCATCCACTTCTTTTACCCTCTCTTGGATTTTAGTATTTTATACTGTTGTTTTTTTGCGGTTTTTATATGTTATTACGATTGTATCATACGGCATAGCTAAATAAACACAGCAATGTTGTTGTTGCTCGACGGCTGACTCCCCCCTAACATGAGCTCCTGCTCCATTAACTTTTGAAAACGCTCAAGTTTCGCCTCTCTGGAATCGCTCACTTCACCAACTTCCTTGACGTGAACGCGAGAAAAAACGTTATGAGCCGTAATTTTGTACTTACCAATCGCCTGCGCCATATAACACAGGCTATCCACGGTATCGGAAAAGCCCCCGACGTGGGTCGGCTTGCTTGACCAGATATGCAGCTTCTCATTCCATTCGTATTCGAGCTTATCCAGGCACTCGATGACGCGAGTTAATCGCTCGTCAATCCGTAAGCCCACAAATATACGGCGTAAATAATTCAGTTTGTCCTCAACACGGTTTGGCTTATTCAAAACGACCGTATTAGTGATACCCTCTTTGGTGAGCACCTGTTTATAAGTCTCATTGCGGGCGCCTTTATGGTGAGCGGCATCATGGGGCAGGAAGTGGGTATGCACATTCCAGCCGCGATCCTTCCATTCACCGATATACCAAGTCACGTCCTCGTTGCGATTCTCGATATGGTCGATCACCGTCGGAAAACCGTTATCGTCCACCTGAAATAAAATAATCGAGGTATAGTCGGCATTACCTAAGTCCCAGCCGGCATAATAGGGCTGACTGTCGTCACCATTGAGGTAAGCGACGCGTCCCTCGTCTTTCATAATCTTGGCTAGGGCGCCGAATACCGAACCACTGTTCGGACTGATCCAGCTAGTCATGTACTCCTGTTGATAAAGTGCATCATTACCGTATTTACTGATGATCTTCAGCCGCTCCTGCTCCAGGAAGCCAGTTGCCATGTACTGGGCGATTTCCGGCATTCCACAGTGGCGATTGTCGGCAAGGGCAAACGCGGGATGAGCCAGGGCAAAGTTATATTCCTCGTAAAAATGGTTTTTTCCACGGGGTGTGGATATCATCACACGCCAGCCACCGGTTTCAGCGAGCATGGCGGTAACCAACTCGATAGAAGCCGGATTCAAAACGGCGTATTCGTCGAACACCACCCCATTAAGACCAGCTCCCACCAACTTATCCACATTGTTAATACCAATCAGTTTAATGATCGATCCATTGGTCAGCTCGAGCTCCAGCTTGGCGGAATTCATCCGTACTACCATGTTTTTCGGGATCATATCGAGGAATTTCACACCCTTCGAGGTCTGGGCGATCCAGATGTCGTTATAGGCGGTCGAATAATTATTAAAACAATACCAATAGGTGCCCGGTTTACTGGTCGCCTCGCGGATCAACAGATTCCAGGCGAACAACGATTTGCCGGCACGACGTGACCAACAGAGCACAATATAGCGGATACCGTTGTCGAACTTCTTTAGGATCGCTTTTTGATAGGAACGGAGCGCGATACCCCCACCAATACCGAAAAAGCTCATCGCACCGCTTCCATCTCGACGTACCACACGCCGTCATCATCTAGCGTGGCTTCGTAGGGAGCCACGTCTGCGTAGTTCTCCAGCAAGACGGTATCGACTCCCTCCAAACGCACCACGTCCGCTACAGCGCCGTCCAGGTAATCAAANAGCATNGCAATGGCAGACAGGTTAGACCCCCGCATCGCGATACCATAAAGATTCGCCACCATCACCTCGGCAACGGTATAGCGATTCTTCTTGTCCAGCACCTCGTAGGCGTAATTCCCCTCCTTCTCACCGATGGCATCTAGCTCTTTACGCAACAAAACCCCGGGGGCATCGCTGGCGTCCACCACCACCTTATTCTCGGTAATCGCGATCGCCGCCGTCTGGTCAAGCACTCGCTCGGGAGCGGCGGGCTCTNATAGCTTGATTTTAGCGTCGGGGTAAAGCATCCGCACCAGGGTGCGCTTAATCACGATCACTTTCTCGGGTTTGCCAAGGATGCGCTCAAACGCCAACTGGATCGCCTTGACGTTATCCTCCTCACAACAGATACGCAGCAACTCCGCCACCACCGCTTGGTTGGAGTTGAGCAATACAACGGACTGCCGAAATGTGCGATAATTCTGCGGTAAAAAATCGTTAAAGGAGTTTTGTAGTTTTGTCATAGTAGCTTTCCTTCAGCTTCTCACCGTATTTCGCCCAATCTATACTGAGAAAATCCCTCCCGAATTGGCGTGATAATTCCATGAGTCCTGTTTTCATTTCTTCGACTGTTTCTTTCGTTAGCATATACCGCTGAGCTCCCTCGTATGCGTACCGGTACTCTTGGTAGGTTAAAATGCGACCTTCTTCTACGCACATTTTCCCATAACTGTTGGCATCCTGCAACCATAGCGCCCAACCGTACATCTGATAGTCGTCGATCGGCGGTCGCGCCACCTCGCCTTTAGCGAGCCTAACCGCACACTCGATAGCATAATTCAGCCACGCCTGCTTGTCGGCAAGGATCAGCCGCTTCATCTGTCCACCGTCCGAGCGGGGCTCGATATAGGTGTAAAGGCAAAAGCGCACCCGGTCGACCAGGGATTGCTCAAAACTCAAGGTGGTCGGGGCGTTGGAAATCACCTCGATAAAGCCGTAGTTAGTAGTCTGATAGACCTCGCCACCCTTCACCTCGACTTGAATTGGGTCGCCCGACGCCATCAAATGCAGGGTGCCGTAATTCTCGTTATTCTGATTCTTGGCACCCTTGGCGTCGGCGTCAAATAGGTAAGTGGTGTTGTCCATGTGCTGGGTGTAAAAGCGCCCCCAGTTGCGACTGAGTGAAAACACCCCGGCGCCGGCACCCAGCACCTCGCTCAGCCCCTCCGCCAGGGTGCTTTTCCCCGTCCGGGACTGGCCAAAAGTGAATAGCAAGCCGTGGTTGCCCAAAATCGCCGAGCCGACCGACCAGTCGCGCACCGCCCGCTGATTCTCGTCCATGGTGTCGTACCATTGCTGCCACGCTGAGCTCACCGTGTAGTTGGGCTGGTAGGGCAAAGGCGAGCTGCGGGTGGTCGGACTGGTCAAAAAGCGCTCCTCGCTGTAGTCCAGCTCACCGGTATAGCCGTCCAGCACGCAATTCGCCATCTCAAAAAAGCGCCGGTTGTCAAACGCAATCTCCGGCGTATAAATGTAAAAGTAATCCCATAGCGCCTGCGTGCGTTTGGTCGACCAGTTGCTCTCCATCAGATCGGGGAATACCGCCATCGCGTCCCGCCAAAATTCCGCCTGCTCGTTGCGGCGATACTGTGTCCAGCGGTTGCCGACCCGGATGCACAGACCGTGCTCGTTGCGCCGCAGGTGGAGGGGGCTGCGTCGCCCATTTAAACAGGAAAAGTTGTCGATAATCGCTCGATAAAACCATTGTAAAGTGTCCTGATTGCGCACCGTCTCCGGTAGCACCGGCAACTCGTCATTCGGTGTGCTCTTGATCGCCGCCAAGTCCTCGGCATTGCGCTTCTGGGCGACCTCCTGATTAGACATCCTCGCCACCAGTCACCACGATCGAGCTGATACTGGCCAGCTGTAAAGTCAGCCGCGCCCCGCTCTTGAAATCGGTCGTCCGAAAAGTCCGGGCGGTGCCAGTCTCCAGCCACGCCTCCAGTCGCTGCGCCTCCCGAATCCCGATGTAGTACACGTCCTTATTCAGCATCGAGACGAGCGCGTATTGTTGATACCCCATGTTGCTTTTATACCCTTTTTTAATGATTGATGATTAGGTCTCACTCAGGTGTTATTGCTGCCGGTCGATGCGCT